CCTATAAATGCAAGTTCTACTTTGTCTCTATACCCTGCATACAGGATAATTTTGCAATCTTTATCATTTAACACATCAATGTTTTTCGGGCTTAGATTCCAAAGGGATATCCTTGAAGTGTTGGGGGTTTCTGTATCGGCTTTTTCGATGTTAAAATTAATTCTGATAGGCATAGGGTCACTTTCTTCACCAACAGTAAAGCCCTCACCGTTTGGAGGAGCAGCTATTAATTTATAAGTTCTGTCCCAGTTTTGCATGTCTAATCCCTCTTAAATACAAAAGATGCCAAGCCGTTTTTAAAGTCATCCCTGCCTATGATTCCATTCCTTGATATAACACCAAATACTCCAAGGGGAAAACGAGAATCTACTATTTGCAGATTAAGCGGAAAAGAAGGTACTATTTTAATCCCTACGGCAATAGGCTCACGCTGCCGTGTATACAAGCCAAAACTCCACCGCTCTGCTGTGTCATTCCACGTAAACCTGATGAGATATACCTCCATGTCAAGGGTAAGGCGTGAGAATGAATCATTCATGTCTGGAACTGTTATTGTGGTTGTTCTCATTCTTAGTTACCTCCAAAAAGGTTTCCCGCACCATTTACAGCGTTACTTACAAAATCTCTCGGCCCGTTAACCAAATTGTAAAGCAAAGAGCCACCACCTTCATTTCCGCTATTGTTATCCCCTGTTGTGCTTGTGCCGGCTGTTCCTCCGCTTGCCCCGGATGCTCCGCCTTTACCAAAACCCGGGGGCAAGCTTGCAGTTTGAACGGCTGTTGTTGTAACCTGCTTAAGCTTTATAGGGATTTTTAATGCCTTGCCCGTTTCATAACGTTTGGGGAGAGTTATAACCTCAATGCACATGTCTTCATAGTCACGGTCAACCGTGGTTACTAAAATAGGCTCACGGTTTAGATAAATTTCCTCCAACTGTGAAACTATTTCCTGCACCCTGCCCGGGCCTACTCCATGGAGGTCTTTCCATGTTACAGGCTGGTTTGTCAAAAACAGCTCCAAGCTTAACTCTTTCGGATGATTAATAATCGTGTCTGTTACTTCAAAACCATCCTCTGTAGGGTACTGCGGAACTGTAGCCGACCAAGTTTCATCTGATATTATTAGTGCATCAAAGGTAATACCTGCTACGCTTACCGGTTCCACATCTTCACCTCACAAATTGTAACGCTCGCTCTATGCCCCCGGTTATATCGTCCGTGGCTCTGTCTGCAAATTCTGAATCGGTCTTTTGGTCTGAGCGTGAACCGTTAAACTCGTTATGCATATCCATATAAACATTAATAATTTTATTGGTGATATAACTGTAAGCAGATTTTTCATATCCTCCTGCTTTAAATTTACCAAGGTCGTTTGCCAAAAAGCTTGTTATACCTCCGAGTGATTTATCAATGGCTGAATATCCTAAGCTAACACCATCTAAAAACCCGCTAATCATGTTATATCCCCACTCTACAACATAACGTCCTTCGCCCTCTTCCGCGGGGGAATTAAAGCCCAAAAAGCTGGCAACTCTGCCAACTACCCCTGACACAGCATCCTTAACACGGTTTACCATGCCGAGTATGCCGTCAATAAAGCCTTGGATGAGGTTTCTGCCCCACTCAACGGCCTTGGCGGGTAGAGAAGTTATCCAGTCGATTGCCCTTCCTATTCCTTCGGAAATGGTATTAACTATATTTCCTACTGTCGTTTTTATACCATCCCAAAGCCCGGCCAAAAATCCTTTAAATTTATCCCAAATACCTTTTATGCGTTCCCATAAGTCAATAAAGAATCCTATAATTGCCCGGACTATATCGGATATGAATCCCGCAGCAGTACGAAAAGCTTCTACAACTGCATCCCATATTTGTCTGAAAATGGCTACTATTGTACTCCAATGTCGTACAATAGCAATAACCAATCCAACAAGAAAAGCGATAACTGCGATAATAGCAATTATCTTTGCACTGAATACAGCAATGATTCCTTTTATTACCTTAATAACAATTTTTATAACCGGCAGGATAGCCTTAAACACGGCTTTTAATGCCTTGAATCCTCTTGCAACAAGTTTCACAATTTTGGCTACAAAGTTAAATACAGGTTTTAAAAATTTGAATACCTTAATGACAACTTTAATTACTTTTACAAAGCCTAAGATTGCTTTTATTGCACCAAAGGCAGCTATTAACGCAAATATGCCAAGTACAACCAAATCGAGATTTTCGACTATCATTTCCAAGACGGGCTTTACTGCCTGCCATATTAGAGAAAAGACTTCTTTTACTCTTTTCCACAGGTTTATAATCTTTTCCCGAACATCATCAGCACTTATTCCGAACCGTTCCAGCCATACCCCTATCATTGAGTCATCGCCACGCATGAACGCAATAAAATCGTCCACCAAAAGAGCAAGTGCAACAACAACAGCTATTATTAACAAAAACTTTGCCATTGACTTTAGCATAGCCCTATTTAAGCTGCGGAAAAATCCTAATATCTTTCTGCCTTTAAAAGCTGCGAATAATCCTGCCGCCATTATTGCCATTAGCCGCAAGAGATTATTAACCCCGCCCACACGGTTAGCAAAACTCATAAACATGTTACTAACCCGCCGTAAAACGTTTAAGAAACGTCCAAACAGGTCAACAATAGTCCTTGCAATAACTTGGGTTATGCCCAAATCGTCATTTATCTGGTTAACGAACATACCCCATTGATTACGGACATTTGTCATTGCATCCGTAATGGTCATGGTGGTTTCGCCAAACCGTTTTCTTATTTCCTCTGCACTTTCAAAATATACAGATTTTAAGATATCAGCGGATATAGTTCCCGCTTTCGCCATCTCTTGCAGTTCCTGTACAGATACATTTAACCGCCTTGACATGGTATCTATCAGGTGAGGGCTATCCCTAAACATGGCGTTTATGGTTCTGCTGCTGACTTCACCCCGCTGTAAATCCATCATCATATATCTGGATACATATGCGGCTTGTTTGCCTGATACACCTGCAGCAGCAAAGTCTTGGTACATTAGTGTGGCAAAATACGCAGCGGATTCTATGTCTTGAAATAAGCCGGACTGTGCAAGTCTGCCTATTGTGTTTGCCATTTGGTCATAGGTCTGCCTTGTGTCATTTGCAGCCCTTAGTACATGTTGCTGGATATCCCTTTGGTCACCCATTTCCCTTGTGGCGTTCCGCAGTTGGTCATTAACCCCGCCAAACTCTTCAGTAATTCTCCTTAATGATCCAAGAGTTAAACCAATGCCTATTACCCCTAAAATCTTAAAAGCCATGGAGCGTAATTGCTTCATTCTGTTTATGGCTTCGCTTTCGCTTCGCGGGTCAACCTTTGGTTTAATTGGAGGTATACCTTTAATCTGCTCTGTTGCGTGTTTACTAAGCTGCTCTGCACTTTCCGCAGCGGCTGCTTTTGAATCTTTATCTACTTCAAAGCTGACTCCGATATTGTCCAATAAATCTGAGGCACTTTGCTTTAAGGCATCTACGCCATTATTAACCTTTTTTTCTGTGTTAGGGTCAATTTTAAAACCCAGCGATATGAATATTTCTCGAACCGTCAAGATTGACCCCCAATCAAAAAGCCGAAAGCTTTTACCGCCTCCGGCTTTTATTTAATGATTTATCCATTTCCTCGGCATGTGCCGCTTGTATGTCCTGCTCCATACGCCATAAAGCGTATAGTTTTAAGGCTTCATCCAAGGTGTAAACCCGTTCCAGTTCAGCCTTTGATGCTAATTTAGCACTAATTAAAGTGTATAAACGCAGTTCAAGGGCATTAAATTGGTTAACATCTAATTTGCCATATTTGTCATGGCTGTCATCGTCTTTACCATACCTTCTGCTCGGCTTCCAAATAGGTTGCCGAGACTCTTGAAAAAACCGTTAAAATTCACCTTGATAACCTCTGCCGCCAATAAATACATGTTTTGTACTTCACCACAAAAGATTCTGTCAACAATTTCATTTGTTAGTGGCACGGCATTAGTGCTGTCATCTAACTCAACACCAATGTTATTGTGCTTGACAAGAAGCAACCGCATCAATGATTCAATCTTATCACCGTTTAGTGAGGATAATCCTGCAGCAAGGCTTTGAGCATCAAGGTCTATTTCACTATCAAACACATTTTCGTTTTTAAATGCCTTTGCCGCTGATGGGATAACCCCACCTAAGACAGGCAAAATAATTGAGAATAATTCACCGCTTATGTTTGCAGCCTTAAATGCTCCAAAGGGGCGGATATAAAAACTATTATCCCCTATAGTTTTTAATTGAGGTTCATGGGTTTTCATTATGACCAAGCCGCCTTTCCTGTATCAATATTAATTTCACAGTTTGTTGCGGTTTTCTCAAAGTTTCTCGCCGGATTATTTTGAATCCATGCATCTTCAGCGGAAAAAAGCATACTGCCTTTTAAGTCCTTTATCATGATAGGAAAACCGCCTTCACCATGAGTATCTCTGTCCATTTTATATCTAGCTGTAGCCCAAGCGGCAGTTTCGGTACCATATTGAACTGTAAGTGTAACTGTAGCTGTTTCGTCCGGGTCAATTGACCTAACTGCCTCACCATCAGCACCTACTTCTTTTGTTACACCATCACCGTGAGGTTCAACATTAATAAAAGTACCGTCTGCGTAACCTGATACTTCATGCCCTCCAAGAATTACAATTACCAACCTCGGATCATAGGGTGTAGTTGCCATAATCTAAGCCTCCTTACGTAATAAAAAATTCATAGGTCAGCGTACCGTCAACCCTTACTACATGGATTGCACCTGCTAACCTTGCTGTGAATTTGCAGTCAATTAATACCCGTGATGCTCGTTGTGTTGCGGATATGCTTGCCGCTCTGGGTACACTTACTACAAATCCGGGCATTGTAGATTCATCATCAAGATTGTACTCAGCAGGGGCAACGATACCCCTTGTTTGTGCGGCTAATAAGCTTGCCCTCATTTGGTTTTCTATCAAGGCTATTCCGTTATCGGTATAGGGTACTTTTGAACGCATTATTAAAAGGTTAAATATACGCAACTGCATATCGTTTTGTAACCAATCTCTGCTACGGATAATATCAATAAATTCACCGCCTCGGACACGCCCACCAAGGGTTATTATTCGTCCGCCTCTACGCATGATTACGTTGCTGTTGCCTTGAATCAATTCGATTTCAAGAGAAGTAGAGATATTAGAGGGCAACACAGCGGATACTCTTTGATTAGCCCATGTTTCACTACCAGCAGGGAATGATAAGCCCGTAACTGTTGCGGCTACGTGCATATAATAGTTCGACTGCGGTACATCCTCGATTTCTTGTTCATCACTTTCACGCCCAAACCATCCATGTGACCGCATAAATACATCACTCACAGGGTCAACATCTGAAAGGAACGTATATGAGAACATTTTTGTATGTGCCTCTGTCCATTCTGCCATTGCTTGATATTCGCTTTCTGCTATCCCGGCAGCACATGCCACATACCATCCGTTTGTAGCCTCGGCAATTTCAAGAGCCTCCACAGGGGTTTGCATTTCAGGTACATTGGTTTCAATGTTGGAACTTGTTGTAAAGTTATTACCACTTTTTGATAATATGCCTGATATGATGCTTGTGCGAACACCCCTTGAGGCAGTAAGGGTAACTGTGTAATCTCCGTCTTGCTCTATAGCAGGGATATTCATCATGTCACCATTTGGGTCAGCTGATGCACCTATAGCAATCTGTACAAAGGCCTTTGGGTTTTTAGTAGTAAGTAGTTCCTTACCAAAAACAAGCACATCATCCTTGTAAACAACTAAATCCAAAGCCTCAACGGCTTTTCTGCTATATTCTAACTGCAACCAAGGTAAATCAGTCGGCATATCGTCCGGACTTGCATTCACAGCATCAGTAAGATAATTATCCTCCGTTATAAGCTTTATAGTCATGTCCTTAATATAAGGTGCGGCTTTTTGCATTGTGGTTACAAATAAGTGTGTAGGTCTACGCATTTGAGAAAATGCTATTCTTGCCGCTTCACCTATCGGGTCAGCGTTTTCCCCTGTTGTTATATATCCGGCACCCGCTACCTCCGCAAGGCTTGAATATATAGCCACTTGGGGTAAATCGCCTGATGCGGCAGGCAAGGGTCCGACAATATTAATATTGTCAAAATTAGCTGCATCTATGGCAGGTGCGGCTATATCAATAACTACTGAAACTATCCTGTCAAGATTGTTTGCCATTTGTTTTTACCTCCCTCTTGTGTTCTATTTCTACTGATTTAAAGTATCCTGTACTCATATCTGCAAGTTCCTGTGAACGCCCGCCTGAAATTGTGGATTCCGCAGGAGGATAGACGAATTTACCATCCGGGTCAGTTGGTAAGGGTGTCATGTCAGGGATTCTATTACCCTCTGTATCAAGGGGATATCCCTCACCGTCATACATGGGTGTACCATTGGAGTGGAACGGTAATCCGGCTTCGTACATCGTCATGGTATGCCCTGCAGCG